GGTGGTAAAGAAGGAACTAAAAAAGCTGTAACAGAAACTATTAAAAAATCTGCAGGATCTGGACAACCTCCTCCATATTTTTTTAGACTTGTAGAAAAAATTAAATTTATGGGTGATGATACACTAGCAACGCAAGATAAAGCTATAGCTAAAAAATATAAAGACTATGTTATGGAAGAAGACTTTGCAGGCAACATAGAAATTATAAAAAAAGGTGAAGACCTTGCTGGAAATAAACTGGAAGATGTTTACATGAAATACACAATAGATGAAGTTCCATTAAGAAGTAAAAAAGGATCTGCTAAAGTTGAAGAGTATGAAGAGTTTACTGCAAGACCAGACATGGAAGGCAAGATGAAAGATGTTGAACCAGGGGTTCCAGATGAAGTTATTGAAGAAGCTGGTAATGTTGAGGCTATGACACTTAAAAAAGCAGACGGCGGTCGTATTGGTTTTAGAATTGGTGGATCTCCTAAAAAATTTTTAGAAAAAGTATTTGGTAAAGAAAGATTTGCTAACATGATTGAAAACGATCCTGAGTTACACAGAGGATTCTTAGAAGTTGTAGAGATGTTTAGAAAAAAAGACAAAGAAGGTTTAAAAATGTATATGCAAAAATTTTTACCGCACATGGATGATGAAATGATAGAAGATTTTATAATTGGTGGTGGAGGCACAGAAGGTATTCAAGGACAACTAATTAGACTTGGTAGTGGTCGAGACTACGCAGGTAAATTAGAAATGATGAAGAAAGCCGACAACATGAGAAAACTAGATAATTTAGATATTACAGAAGAAATGATTCGTAAGCCTAATGCATCAGGTGGCATTCAAACTATGTTAGGGGAATAATGGATATAGAAGCAATTTTAGAAATGTACGAGGATGACTACAATCCAAGCTCCAAGGTCCCTGGACCACGGAACATGTACAAATACGCAGGTATAGTTACACAAGGACCTAATACAGGTAAACATAAATACACTGATTTTTATCCTAAAAAAACTAATGGTAGTTTTCATGAATGGTTTGATTCTAAAGAAGAAATGGAAGAAGCTTTACAAAATAGAAAAGAAGAAAGTGGTCGAGGTCTTTCATCAAAAGAAATAAATAAAAAATATAAAAAATATATTAAAGCAGAAGGTTTCAATAAATGGGAAGAAACAGACGACCTTGCTAAAAAAAGAATTAAAAATGCATATAGGTATGACAAAGGTTTAGTTTACGAAAAGAAAGGTCTATCTAAAATTAAAAACAAAACAATTAAATTATTAGAAGACAAAAAACCAATTAATCCAAGAACAGGATTACCTTACACACAAGAAGAATTTATAAATTTAACTGCCGGTCAAAAACAAAAACTTGTGTTAAGAATGAAAAATAAGAAAAAACCAGCAACATGGGATAAAAGACTTGGTTATGACTACGGTAAAAAAGATAACAAATTACTTAATTACATGAAAGAGGCTGCAAAGCAGCAAGAAAAACTTCCAGTAAAAGACAGAACATTTATTAATGTTTACGAACAAGATGGTAAAAAATATGTTGGAGTACGAGATGTAAAAGCAAATACTTTATATACTCATGTAGATTATGACCTTTCTAAAAAAGGAGCTAAAAAAGGAACTGTTATAACTTCTCATCCACAAGTAGCAAATCCAGATAGTGAATTTAATGTTTATAGAAACGCAGCAGAAAAATTTAAGTACGACTCTCCTGACAAATTACTTAAAAGTTATTTTTTAAAATATAAAAGAGTTCCAACATACAATGAAATATATAATTTTTTTACAATGGATCGTAGCGCTCCGACAAGCGCTATGTCTAAACAAAATGCACTAACACTACAACACTTAGACGTTATAGCAAAAAATCCAACTTCTAATTTTCAATTGTTAACTAATTTAAAAAATACAGAAGCAAACAAAATTATAAATCAATTAAAAAGAGGTGAGATAACTGAAGCTAAAGCAAATTATGATTTAAATAAAATAGGAGCAGGTCAAGAAGGTTACGGAGTTCCTAAAGAAAAAATGACTCCAGGTAAAGGAGTTGGTGTTGCTAAAAGAGATGCTATTAAAAAATTTAAAGATGCATACAAAGTTAATCCTAACATTGTAAAAGACATGACTAAAAAATTATTAATAAAACTAGAAGCACATGGTTGCAAAGGTAATGCAGCAGGTGGTAGAATTTTGTTTTCAAATGGATCACCAGATGGAAAAATAACTACATGTGCAAAAAAAGGTGTAAGAAAAGTTTTAGAAGAAGGATTAAAAAATGGTTTTAAAGAAAGCGATCAGGTATTAGCAAGAGGCATTTTAAAAGCAGGTAAAGGTTTAAAAGATATTGTATCGCTTAGAGGTTTGTTTGGTCCTGCAGCTTTAGCATTTACTGCATTAGCTGAAGCAGGATTTGTTGGCTATGATATGTTATCAAGTGGTAAGTCATTTAGAGAAACAATTGGTGATAGTTTATTTAATTACGTAGTAAAAGGAACAGATTACGAAATAGATTCTGATGAAGAGTTTATAAAAAGATTAAAAAATATAAAAACAGGACCTAGTGGGTTACGTGATTTTAGTGACGAAGAAATAGGTAAGATGCAATATTTTAAAGAAACTTTAAAAGATATGGACAGAGGTTTTGATTTGTATAATAAATTAGGTGTAATACAAAAAAATAGAGATGCAATGAGTATGATTCCTGAAGATGCTTTTAGTGAGAGTGCATTTCAATTAGATTTTGATAAGCAAGAGGATGCAGCTAGAGCTGATATACAAGATTACAATAGAACAGGCACTCCTCGTAGAGTAACTAATTATTTATTGTCAGATAAAGCTACAGCAGGAGCAGATGCAGCTAAAAAAGCAGCATTACTAGTTAAACAAGATCAATTACAAGATGCTGGAACAGGTAAATGGTATCAAGCTGGAAGAGGTGATGACAGAAGAAGAAGAGAAGCAATAGATACAAAATTTCAATTAGAACAAATGTATAATCCGACTGAACTTGATGAATTTGGAGAATACTTTATAAGTAAACCTAAATCAGAACAAAGTTATATAATGGGGCTCGGTTATTCAGAAGGTGGTATAACAGGATTAAGGAGTAAATATGAGTATAAAAAATAGAAAACCACAAAAGAAAAAACAAAACATGGCACAAAAGCTTCAAGCTAATCCTGGTTTTAAATGGTGGGCAGTACCGCCTAAAAAAGGACCGCTATCACAGGGCTTGAAATTACCGCCAAAACAAGTTAAGAAAGTCTAGGAGAAAATATATGGCAGATATAGATAAGTCTCTCCCTAACGACAAACGACCTGAAGAAGTTGCAGAGGAAATTAACGTTGAGGAAATTCAAGAGACACCTAAAGGACCAGTAGAAATTACAGAAGATGAAGAAGGGGCTACAATTGATTTTGATCCTAGTGCAATGCCATTACCTGAAGAAGGTGATTTTTTTGCAAACTTAAATGAATTACTTCCAGAAGATGACACCAGCGCTATGGGTAGTCAATTACAAAATGATTACATGGAATATAAAATGTCTCGTAAAGAATGGGAACGAGCATATATTACTGGATTAGATTTATTAGGTTTTAAATACACAAACAGAACTGAACCGTTTCAAGGAGCAAGTGGTGCAACCCACCCTGTGTTAGCTGAAGCAGTTACTCAATTTCAAGCTTTAGCTTACAAAGAATTATTACCTGCGGATGGACCCGTTAGAACAATGGTTATGGGTAAATCAGATCCTATGAAAGAAATGCAAGCACAAAGAGTTAAAAATTTTATGAACTATCAATTGATGGATCAGATGAAAGAATATGAATCTGATTTTGATCAAATGTTATTTTACCTACCTCTTGCAGGTTCTACATTTAAAAAAGTTTATTATGATGATTTATTAGGACGAGCTGTTTCTAAGTTTGTTCCAGCAGATGATCTTATTGTTCCGTACACGGCTACCTCATTAGACGATGCGGAAGCAGTCATCCATGTTGTCAAGATGTCAGAAAATGAATTACGAAAACAGATGGTATCTGGATTTTATTCTGACATCGAATTGACAAAACCAACTGGTACAGTAACAAACGAGTTGGAAGAAAAAGAAAGAGAAGTCGAAGGACTTACAAAATCCCAAAGAGTAGATCCTTTATATACA